GAATATACAAGTCTGGTTAAGATGATAAATTCACCTGACATGGAAAACCTTATAGTAGCTATGGCTGTAATGGAGCAAAAAGGAAAATATGAGCAACGACGAATATCAACAACAACGGCTGTTTTGCCAACAAGTTAAAATGAAAAAACCTAAGATAACATTTACAACTTTTCCTGGTCTATGTATCGGGATTGGTTTTCCTTGGACAGATTATAGTGATATGTATATTACTATCCTATTTGTAGGGATTCACTTTAAATGGAGAAAACGATGAGCGGTTTTCCAAAGATAAAAGGCCTGAGATGGCTTTGTGAAGACTTCCCAGATCTTGTAGCTATAGATGTTACTTTAATCAGTAGATCTATAGAAGCCTTAGATATTCCTGGTATGGAAATTCCTGAGACGAAAAGTGAAATGAGAATCGATCTTTCTAAACTCGCAGCTATAAACGAGTGGTATCCTAAAGGTTCAGATGATCCTTCAGAAACCGAATGTTCAGTAGATATTGATGGGGTTAATAGTTTTGTAGCTGATATGACTGTTAAAGATCTTACAGAAGCTTGGATATTTTATAAACGATTTAAGTACGCACATGATACCAGAAATATTTGATATTGCCAATGGCAAAGTAGTAGTAAACGAAAACGTATTACTAATCCCTGAACTGAAAGCAGTTCATGATGAATATCCAGATCCTATACCGGCTCTGAGTTTTCTTCATTTTAAATATCACCCTAAGGGTCCATATTGTAATACTCCCGAAGAGGATAAAGAAGATATTCTTATTATGGATTTTCCTGGAGAGTACACTACTGAAGATCCAGTTATGATCGCAGCAATGACTAAAATGGAATCCTTTATGATGAGCCCTACTTATAGATACTATCTTGACAACAAGATTCTTCTTGAGAAGATGGGTAAGTTTGGAAGAACCGCTACAGTTAGTGCAGGAAGGGATGGTAACGCCTCAGTGTTAAACTCTCAGCTAAGTAAAGTAGGTAAAACTATTACCGAGTTTAAACAACTTGAGAAAACTGTTCAGCAAGAACTTGATGAACATAAGTCAAGAGTAAGAGGTGAGAAACGTAAAGCGTACGATCAATAATGGAAGAACCTTTCATAGTAGTCCCTACTTGGGAAAAGGATGTATGGACCCATACTACTTTTGACACAAGACAGATGTTCATAGATTTCCTCCTTCCTCTGTTCAAAGAGCCGGGTAAGTGTGAATTCGATGAAACCATCACCGTATTCAAAGAGCAAGGTTTAAAATACGAAGAGAAGAAGTATTACTGCGCATTCCCTGAAGGATCTAAAGATCACAGGATGTATTGGGACTTTGAGAAAGAGAAGTGTAGAAGCGGAGCCATCTTTAAGAATAACGGCAAGACCTGGTATCTCCCGCGCGAGTACTACATGTGGATCAACTTCCTTCCAATCAATGATAAGTTAAAGAAGAAATTAGCATTCCCTCAAGTTTGGGATACTCAATATTACATGGCCATGTATGAACTCCTAGCAGAGCTTCATTATAAACATTGCGCCATTCTAAAGAAACGTCAGATTGCATCTTCCTATTATCACTGTGCAAAGATGATCAATCTGATATGGTTTGAAGAAACTCCGATCATTAAGATGGGAGCCTCTTTAAAAGATAAGATTAACGAGAAGGGTTCATGGAAATTCTTGGATGAATACAAATCATTCCTTGATAGTAAAACAGCATGGTACCGTCACATGCAACCGGGTAAGGTTATGATGTGGCAACAACAAATTGAAGAGACTATTGATGGTCGTCCTCAGATGGTGGGTAACAAAGGAGTTATACAAGGATGTACTCTGGAACAAGATCCTACAAATGGTGTCGGTGGTGACTGTCGATTCTTCTTCTACGAAGAGGGTGGTATTGCACCTACTGCAGATCAAACCAAGGAGTACATGTTATCTGCATTATCTATGGGTGAGATTGTAACAGGTCAATTCTGTATTGCAGGATCTGTGGGTGAACTAGATCAGTGTAAACCTTTAGAGCACATGGTTAAGTACCCCGATGTAAATGACATCTTCGCGGTAGAGAGTAACCTGCTTGATGACAAAGGTACCATTTCAAGAACGGGTTTATTTATTCCTGAACAATGGTCTATGCCACCATACATTGATGCTTACGGAAACTCACTTGTTGAAGAAGCTTTAGCATCTCTTAATTTGAATAGAGAGAAGATGAAGAAAGATCTTGAGCCAGCTCTTTATCAATTGAGGATCTCACAGCGTCCACGTAACATCTCTGAAGCTTTCGCACATCGTGAGGTGTCTGTATTCCCCCAACACTTAATCGCTGCTCAGAAGCGCCGTATTGAAGAAAAAGAATATCATTGCGAGCTTCTTGACATCTCTCGAGATGCTGCTGGTAAGATTGAAGTTAAGAAAAGTAATCGTCAGCCTATTCGCGAATTTCCGATCACCAAGAATACAGAGGATAAAACCGGAGTACTTGAAGTGTGGGAAAGACCCGATCCTAATGCAGAGTGGTTAACTTATTACGGATCTGTCGATCCAGTGTCTGAAGGTAAAACTACTACTTCAGATTCCCTTTGTTCGATTTATATCCTTAAGCGTACGACCCAGGTTACTAGAGTAGATGCTGATAAAACAGAAACTTTTATAGAGCAAGATAAGATCGTGGCCGCTTGGACAGGTCGCTTTGATGATCTTGATAAAACCCATGAGCGTCTGGAACTAATTATCGAATGGTACAACGCCTGGACAATTGTAGAGAATAACATCTCTCTTTTTATCCAGTACATGATAGCTAAGCACAAACAGAAATACCTGGTACCTAAGGATCAAATTATGTTCTTAAAAGATTTAGGGTCTAACCGAAATGTATATCAGGATTATGGATGGAAGAATACAGGAACCCTATTCAAGGCTCACCTTATAAGTTACCTCATTCAGTTTTTAATGGAGGAACTTGATCGTGAAACTAAACCAGATGGTACCGTAGTGAAGATTACTTATGGTATCGAAAGGATTCCTTGTATCATGGCCCTACAGGAAATGCATGATTACAAAGAAGGTCTCAACGTGGATAGGCTTGTGTCCTTAGCAGCACTGGTAGCGTTCGCTAAAATTCAAGAGTCTAATCGAGGCTACAAGAATAAAGTTGAGCATTTGGACAAGAAAAACTTGCAAAAGTCCGCAAATTTGTATAAATTACCGTATATGCCTTTCTCTAATATGGGTCGAAATAATGGCCGAAGTGGGAGAACTGGCTTTAAAAACTTAAAGTAGTATGAATGTATTAAACGCGATGGACCTAAAGTCCGGCAAAAAAGCAGAGCAAACCCGTATAGGTACTATCACACAGCCTGTGCAATTTCTTCCTACTAAAGAAAAGGATGATGAATGGACTGCTTGGAATATGGACTGGCTTGAATGGAACGGATTGAAACAGATCCGCCGTAATGCTAAGCGTTTAATGAAGAACTACAAACTGGCCAAGGGTCAGATCGATAAGAGTGATTATATCGTAGAACAAGACAATGAGATGAGAGATCTTGTTGAGACCTTGGTTCAGGAAGATATGAGCGCATTAGAACTTAAGTTTTATCCTATTGTACCTAACATCATTAACGTCCTGGTTGCCGAGTTTGCTAAACGTAACTCTAAAGTAACCTTCCAAGGGACTGATGAATATACCCAAAACGAACAGCTTGAACAGAAGAGGATGCAGATTGAGCAAACTTTATTAAGTCAAGCTGAACAAAAACTTGTTGAAAAGATGATCGAAGCTGGTGCGGACATGAATGATCCGGCTATCCAAGAACAGATGCAACAACAATTAGATCCTCAAAATCTTAAAACATTACCTGAGATTCAAAGCTTCTTTGATAAAGATTATCGTAGCATGTGTGAACAATGGGCATCTCACCAGTATAAAGTGGATGTTGAGCGTTTCAAAATGGATGAATTAGAAGAGCGTGCTTTCCGCGATATGCTTATCACGGACCGTGAATTCTGGCATTTCCGTATGAGCGAAGATGATTACGACGTAGAGTTATGGAACCCGGTTCTTACCTTCTACCACAAATCACCTGAAGCGCGTTATGTATCTCAAGGAAATTATGTAGGTCGTACGGATATGATGACTGTATCTGATGTTATCGATAAGTACGGTTACATTATGACCGAAGAACAAATGGCATCTCTTGAAGCAATCTATCCTATTCGTGCTGCAGGGTATCCTTTACAAGGATATCAAAATGATGGTACATTCTATGATGCTACTAAATCTCACGACTGGAATACTCGCATGCCGGGCCTAGCATATCGTCAATTAACTTCAATGATGCAAAATGCACCATTTGGTGATTATGGTTCAATTACCGGAGGAGGAGATATCATCAATTGGATTATGTCTGAAGGTGAAGATTACGCTCCATTAGGTACTGCGTTTTTACTACGCGTTACAACTGCGTACTGGAAGTCTCAACTTAAAGTTGGACATCTTACCAAGATTACTGAAGATGGACAAACCCTTACAGATATCGTTGGTGAAGATTACAAAATAACTGATAAGCCGGTTTACAATAATCTGTTGATCAAAAACAAGACTAAAGATACTCTTGTCTTTGGTGAACACATTGACTGGATCTGGATCAACCAGGTTTATGGTGGTGTAAAAATAGGTCCAAATTTACCTAGTTTTTACGGAATGAATAATGCTAACGGCATTAGTCCAATGTATATTGGTATTAATCGCAACACAATAGGACCTATGAAGTATCAATTCAAAGGAGATAATACTTTATATGGTTGCAAACTTCCGGTTGAAGGAGCAATCTTTAATGACCGTAACACGCGCTCTACTTCTTTAGTAGATCTTACCAAACCTTTCCAGATTGGATACAACATCGTAAACAATCAAATCGCCGACATTCTTGTTGATGAACTTGGAACTGTGATCATGTTAGATCAGAATGCTCTTCCTCGTCATTCAATGAATGAAGACTGGGGTAAGAACAACCTGGCCAAGGCGTACGTAGCAATGAAGAATTTCTCGATGTTACCATTAGATACTTCTATCACCAATACTGAGAACGCATTAAACTTCCAACACTTCCAAGTGATGAATCTAGAGCAGACTCAGCGTATGCTATCAAGGATTCAAATGGCTAATTACTTCAAGCAACAATGCTTTGAGGTTATTGGAATTACACCTCAGCGTTTGGGTCAACAAATTGGCCAAACAGATACTGCTAAAGGTGTAGAACAAGCAGTGACCGGTTCATATGCACAAACAGAGATTTACTTTATGAATCACTCTGATTACCTAATGCCTCGTGTACACCAGATGCGTACTGACTTAGCTCAATACTATCAATCAAAGAAACCGTCATTAAGATTACAATACATTACAACCAATGATGAGAAAGTGAATTTCGAGATCAACGGTACGGATTTGCTCCTTCGTGATCTCAACATCTTCTGTACAACTAAAGCTAATCACAGAGCGATTGTTGAACAAATGAAGCAGCTTGTAATCAATAACAACACTACAGGCGCTAGTATCTTTGATCTTGGTAATATCATGCAGTCAGATTCACTTGCTGAGCTTAACCACGTACTTAAAGCTTCTGAGAAGAAGAATATTGCAGCTCGTCAAGAAGAGGGTCAAAACCTTGAGAAGATGAAGCAAATGGAACTTGAAGCTCGTATCAAAGAGAAACAAATGCAACTTGATCACGAAGATACCCGCGATGAATTGAATCGTCGTAGAGATATCCTTGTAGCTGAGATTCGTGCCGCTGGTATGGCCGGTGCAGTAGATCTTGATAAGAACAATCAAAGTGATTACCTAGATATCTTAGAGAAGATCAAAGGTTCCCAGGAATTCGCACAGAGTATCGATTTACAGAAGAGTAAAGAAGGTAGTAAAACCGAGCAGGACCAGGCTAAGAATGAGATCGAACGTGAGAAGATAAATGCTCAGCTCCAGATGAAGGGAATGGACGTCCAGATAGCGAAGGAAAATAAGAATAAATTCGATAAGAAAGCAGCTGACAGCAAAAAGAAAAAGTAATCAGATAGTCTTATAATGCAGGAAATCTTAGTATTTCTTATGAGCATTGTAAATTTATAAAGTTTATTTCCATATTTTTGCTATATTATAATACGCCACAAGACTAAACCAACATAAACCAACCCAAAATGGCAGAAAAAAATAACACCACAGTAATTGAAACCGATAGTGATATCGCGACATTACTGGCACAACCTGGAGCAGATAGTATAATGACTCCTGCAACAGGGGAAGATGACGGCAAGAAGCCAAACATCTTTCAGAGAAAAGTAACTGATCTATCGTTCCTTGACAAGCCTAGCCCAAAAACTACTGGTAAGACCCAAGAAGAAATCGATGCTGAAAAGAAACTAGCCGACGCAGCTGCTGAAGCTAAAAAACTTGAAGGTATTAAGAACGGTACTCTTAACGAGGATGGAACTCCAAAAGCTCCCGCAAGTACAGAAGAGTTTAATGATCTTCTTAACCCAGGCGGAGACGAAGAAGGAGAAGACAAGAAAAAAGGTCGTCCAAAAGTAGATAAAGATGCTCTTTATGAGATGACCAAAAAACTCATCGACGCAAAGAAACTTATTCCTTTTGATGATGACAAGGATCTAAAAGAGTATACTCTTGCAGATTATGAAGAGCTTTACCAAGCTAATGATGATGCAAAGTCTAAAAAACTAGAGAGTGAAATCCCAGTTAAATTCTTTGATTCATTACCGGATAAACTAAAGAGTGCTGCTGCATATGTAGCAAACGGTGGTACCGATCTTAAAGGTATGTTCCGTGCCCTTGCTGAGGTAGAAGAAGTAGCGGATTTAGATCCTGAAACTGAAGCCGGTCAAGAGCAAATCACTCGTCAATATTTACAGTCAACCAAATTCGGTACTGCAGATGAGATCCAAGAACAACTTAATGAGTGGAAAGATCAAGGAGTACTTGATAAGAAAGCCAATCAGTTTAAGCCAAAACTGGATAAACTACAGGAATCATATGTAGCTTATAAACTACAAGAAGCCGAAACTCAACGCAAACAACAGCAAGAGCAAGCGAATCACTACATGAAGAATGTATATGATGTCCTTGAACCAGGTGAATTAAACGGTCTTAAGTTAGACAAGAAAACTCAGGGTATGTTATACTCAGGTCTTGTTCAACCTAACTACCCGTCTATTTCAGGTAAGCAAACTAACTTGTTAGGGCACTTACTAGAGAAGTATCAGTGGGTAGAACCTAACCATGGTTTGATCGCGGAAGCTTTATACTTGCTTGCTGATCCGGAAGGATACAAAGCTAAGTTACGTGAGGGTGGCAAAAAAGAAGCGGTCGCTGCTACAGCCCGCGCGCTGAAAACAGAAGAAGGTAAGAAGATTGCCTCAACTGTTACAGCCGAAGAAGATGAAGAAAGGAAAAAGGATTTCCGTCTTCCAAGACCTTCAGGTAACTCGTTCTTTAAGAGATAAACAAATCAATATATCAAATCAAATAATTAATAACTAAAACCTAAACAACCCAAAAATGGCAACTCCAGTGTACAACAACGGTATATTCATGCGCGACACGAATTACCAAACTAGCTCACATGTGGATTCTTATCATTTGGTGAACATGTTAAAGGATGCAGAACCTATGGATCTAGGACCAGTTGATATCTGGGCCATGACACAAAAGGTTGAAATGCCCCTTTACCAATTATCATCATTCGGTGGAAAAAACATTATCAATGTAGACAACGCTCGCGGCGAGTACAAATGGCAAACTCCGGTTTCCCAAGATCTTGCTTACATCCTTGAAGACATTGAGCCAAACAACCTTAACAAAGGTATTGATGGCACAACATTCAAAGTAAAAATTAACCGTCGTGAATTCGGTCATGGTGATATCATCACTTTCGACAAGTACAACGGGGCTGAGATGTACATCACAGCTGATGATATTCTTCCTATGGGAGATGGTTTCATCTACACAGTTCAATTAGTAAATAACGACAACTACAAGTTTCTTGATAACAAGTATCTTGCTAACCAAACCAAAGTATTCCGTAAAGGTTCCGCTCGTGGTGAGTACGGTGAGAGATTCTCTGATATCATGACTCGTGCTGGTTTCCGTGAATACTACAACTTCGTAGGTGGAGCTGAAGCTCACGTTCACTACTCAGTATCATCTCGTGCAGACATGATGTTGAAAGGAAGAATGAATGCAGATGGTACAGTACCAGTTACTGAAATCTGGCGTAATTTCGATAAATCTCTTGATCCGGCAATCTCTACTATCGAAGGCGTAGCCTCTACGATGGGTAAAGATTACCTAAAACGCG